GAGAGTGTACAGAAGCCAAAGAACAACGAGATGAGTCTCTACTCGCAAACATTAACAAAGATGAACAAGCGTGACTAATTGAGTATGAGATCAAAAGATCCAAACACTAAGACTTATGATGGCAAGCCATGCGTAAAATGCGGCTTGTCCATCAGATATGAATCATCACGGACATGTGCGACATGTGATCCGAGAAAAGAGTATTATAAAAATATCGACAAGAAAACGCAAAAAGATATTCAGACAACTGGCGAAAATGGAAATACGGGGTAACACTAGAGCAAGTTGTAGAACTGAAAAGAAAGCAAGATTTCAAATGCGCTATCTGTCGAACAGAGTTACCCGAAAAATTTGTGGTGGATCATTCACATGTATCAGGAAGAGTTCGTGGTCTTTTATGCCGAAATTGCAATTTGATGATCGGTTGGGCCAAAGACTCTTCGGATATCTGTGAAAGTGCGATATTTGAGTAAAAGGACTAACTGAAAAACAGATATTTTCTAAATATCACAGTTAGCCGAAAAATGGACTAATGGAGAGAGAGACGACATGAATATTTCTGAGTCATTAAGAAAAAAGTGGGCTGAAGTGATTGACCACGAGGCTCTTCCTAAGATTGCTGATGCACATCGCAGAGATGTGACGATTCAGATCTTGGAGAATCAGCAAAAGGCAATCAAGGAAGAGAAGGAACAACTTCTCCGTGAAGCCGCACCAACTAACAACTACGGTTCAGGTAACATCGGAGCTTGGGACCCGATCTTGATTTCCCTTGTTCGCCGTGCTATGCCTAACCTGATCGCCTATGATGTATGCGGCGTGCAGCCAATGACCGGCCCGACAGGACTTATCTTTGCTATGCGCTCGAAGTACAGCACAATGGCAACGACCAATCGTGATCCTAACACTGGCTTGTTCCCTGATGGAACTGGTACAGACCCGAACGAAGCATTCTTCAATGAAGCTGCAACTGGCTTCTCTGGTTTGGACCCGACCACCGGACTTCCTGGACAAGCAGTTGGAGCACAGGGCAGCAACCCATTTGCTTCTCCTTATCTGACAGGCCGTGCAATGACTACAGCGGAAGCTGAAGCATTGGGCTATCTGCCGGGTGAAGCTGGTACTAACTACCAGTTCAATGAAATGGCATTGAGCATTGACAAAGTAACTGTCACTGCACAAAGCAGAGCATTGAAGGCAGAATACACGATGGAACTCGCACAAGACTTGAAGGCTATTCATGGCTTGGATGCAGAGACGGAACTTGCGAACATTCTCAGCACAGAAATTCTTGCTGAAATCAATCGTGAAATCATCCGTACTCTGTATTTCATTGCTAAGACTGGCGCTCAGAAGTCTGTTGCGGTCCCAGGAACGTTCAACCTCGACACGGACAGCAATGGCCGCTGGATGGAAGAAAAGTTCAAGGGCATGTTGTTCCAGGTGGAAAGAGATGCGAACCAGATCGCACGTGAGACGAGACGTGGTAAGGGCAACTTTATCATTTGCTCATCTGACGTAGCTTCGGCTCTCGCAATGACAGGTATCTTGTCTTATGCACCAGCATTGGCAACTAACCTGAACGTTGATGATACCGGCAACACATTCGCTGGCGTGTTGAAGAATAACACCAAGGTCTTTATTGATCCTTACTTCAATAACACAGGCGACTTGAACACGGAACTGTTGATGGTCGGCTATAAGGGCGCAAGTCCGTATGATGCTGGCTTCTTCTATTGCCCATACATTCCGTTGCAGATGGTACGTGCAGTTGGTGAAATGAACTTCCAGCCAAAGATCGGATTTAAGACGAGATACGGCTTGGTTGCAAATCCTTACTACACAAATGCAACTGGTGCTATCACGGCAACCAGCAACCCGTACTACCGCTTGATCCAGGTGAAGAACCTTCAGTAAGTAGTAGCAGTAACCTCAAACAGAAAAGGCCAGTTGACAAGACTGGCCTTTATGTTAAAATAGATTTGGGTGCTAGGAGGGAATCGAACCCTCAAAGATAGCCTCCGAAGCTAACGTTTTTCCGTTAAACTACTAGCACCATGATGCCCACCAATTACAAGTTGGTGGGCATCGGTGGTCGGCGGGTAGCTCGGTGGCAGTCGGTGAGAGCAATCTCATCGTGACAGAGCACATCCGGTCAGAGTGCAGTTTGACGACG